GAAAAAATGAGCAATAGAACTTGGTTTTTCACCCAAAGAAAAGATGATTGGTCAACGGGGATAGATATGGCACCACCTCCAATGAGCAAAGATGACCCAAATTGTCAGGCAGATTGTGAATGTCACGATATGCCAGACGTATCTGAGAGTGTGGAACTGACTCCTGAAGCCGAAAAGTGGTTTAAAGAGCAGGGACTCAGACACCCAGAGGAGGTAAGGCAAATTAAATTGAAAAATAATGAAAATAATGGTTGACAACACGCTATAAGTCGTGTATAATGTACTTATAAATTGATAATTATGAAGCGAAAGTGGAGACGATATGAAATACAAAGTAATGATGATTGATGAATCAGTCGAAAAAGACCTCTCACGAGAGGATGTAGTTGAATTACTACAAAATGATGTAGCAACCGTTACATTCACAAAAGTAGATGGAACAGAACGTGCAATGTCTTGTACGTTACTTCAAGAAGTTCTTTCCCAACGTGCGCCAATTGTGCCTGCAGATAAGCCGCAGAAGCCACCTAAAGCACCCAATCCCAACACAGTTGCAGTCTTTGATATGAAAGCCAATGGCTGGCGTTCATTTCGACTCGATTCGGTAAAATCGATTGAGTTCCCAGATAGCATCTTCACCGATGAAGGCATCTCTTACCCAACACTTTAAATAGGAATATTAATGCGTAAGAATGATGTTAAAGTTCTAAGCGAGATAGAACACGTACTCCATCGACCCGGAATGTATGTGGGAGATACCACACTTGGTACCCACAGCAAATGGGTGATGGAGAACGATTCTATCGTGAAAAAACAGGTCAAGATTGTACCCGCTTTTCTCAAATTGTTTGATGAAGTTGTATCTAACAGCATTGACGAAGGTTTCAGGACGAATTTCAAATTTGCTAATGAAATCAAGGTCAATCTAGAAGACAATGGCAAAATCACAGTGACCGATAATGGTCGAGGAATCCCAGTTGTGGAGTCTCTTGACGATGCCGGTATCACACAGGCTGAACAAGCCTTTACCAATCTGAGAGCAGGAGCAAACTTTGATGACGATGGACACGTTTCTATCGGTACTCACGGTCTTGGTGCTACTCTTGTCAATATCCTATCTAAGAAATTTATCGCTCATACTGATGACGGCAAGAAGCATTTTCGTCTCCAGTGTGCGAGGAATCTCTCTGAGTATGATACTGAGATTACGAAGTCAAAGGGTGAGCAAGGCACATCCGTTTCTTATTTCGCAGACTTTGATAGGCTCGGAATGAAAACGATTGATGTTGACCACAAAGGACTTATTGAAAAACGAGTCAATGACCTAGCAGTCTGTTTTCCAAAAATCAGATTCAAATTCAATGGTCGAGTTGTTCAATCAGGAACATTTAAGCAGTATCTCAAAAAAATAGGAGATGTTTATGAAATTATTGAGACTCCTAAATTCAAAGTTGCAGTCTTGCCAGCGGAGACTAATGAGAACATTAGTTTCATCAATGGTATTGATACCTTCGGTGGCGGAGTTCATTGTGATATTGTGTCTAACGATATTGCTACCGCTCTAAAGGATGCAATCAAGAAAAAGCATCGATTAGATATTAGACCATCCGATATCAAAAATCATATGCTATTTGTCATAATCACGAATTCAGTTGGCGACCCAAAGTTTGATAGCCAGACGAAGGAACGATTGACGAATAATGCCAATGATATCAAACCGATATTCGATGGTGTGACTGAAGAAAAATTCATCGGTCGTATTATGCGAAATGATGAACTGGTCGAGCCTATCATCGAAGCCTTGCTACTCAAGAAGCAGTTAGCAGATGCCCGTGCCTTGAAGAAGGCCAACAAGGGTATGAAGAAGGCCAAAGTTGCTAGTCATATATCAGCATCGAGCAAAGACCCAGAGGATAAGATACTTTTTATCACTGAGGGTCAATCAGCAATCAGTAACTTGATTAATGTACGTAATACATCCATACACGGTGGATTCCCACTACGTGGTAAACCTCGAAATGTACGTGAATTGAAGCCTACTGAGATTATGAAAAATAAGGAACTTTCAGAACTGATGTCCATCATCGGTCTTGAATTGGGTGAACCAGCAGATGATTTGAATTACGGAAAAATTGGTATCTTAGCAGATGCAGATTATGACGGATTCTCAATCGCCGCATTGCTGGTGAACTTCTTCTCGAACTGGAAGCAACTGTTTGATGAAGAGCGAGTTCTCCTAATCAAATCACCTATCGTAGTTGCTACGAAAGCCAAGCAAATCAAACGATTTTACGACCTCAAAGATTTTGTTGCGGAATCGCTTGACTCTTCCTGGAAAATACAGTATAATAAAGGTCTAGGTAGTCTTTCAATAGACGAATACGATTTGATGATAAATGACCCAGTCACGGAAGTGATAGCATTTGATAGCGAGGCTAACAATTCGCTTGAGACTGCATTTGGTAAAAACCCAATCCCAAGGAAAAGGTGGTTAATGGTATGATGAATGTAACTCAACTTATCGACAATCAGTACAAAGACTATTCCAAATATGTCCTGTACAGTCGAGCGATTCCACATCTGATTGATGGTCTAAAACCCTCACAGCGGAAGATTCTCTATACAGCATTGAAAACTGCTAAGAATGGAAGAATCAAAACTGCCTCTCTGAGTGGCAATACGATTTCGACTGCGAATTATCATCACGGCGATGCTTCACTAAACGAAGCAATCACGAAAATGGTACAGTCTCACTCGAATAATATATCATTATTACAGGGTGAAGGTAGTTTCGGGTCGAGACTTGTACCTGATGCCGCGGCACCTCGATATACGTATGTCAAAATGAGTGATAACTTTGATAAGTTTTTCGCTGATACGATGGTCGCTGATAGAGCCATTGACCCAGAAGACCCAGAACCAGCATTCTATCTTCCTATTATCCCTTGGGTTCTAGTGAATGGAGTTAAAGGAATTGCAGTCGGATTTGCCACGGATATCCAACCTAGGAATCCTCAAGAGATTGCAGATTTATGTCAGTTGTATCTTGATGGATATGATATAGACCTAGAAGAACCACCACTCCCATATTACCCAGAGTTCTCTGGAAACGTATTTAGGGATACAGATGGAAACACATATTGCGAGGGAACATATATATTAACAGGACAAACCAAATTAGAAATTACGGAAGTTCCTGTCGGATTCAATCGGGAATCCTATGTCACTATATTGGACAAGTTAGAAGAAGAAGGTAAGATTGTATCCTATGTTGATAAGTGTGATAAGTCGGGATTCAATTTTGATGTAACTCTAAAGCGAGGCAAGAAACTCAAAGACCACCAGATTGTATCGATGTTCAAGTTACGTAAGAAAATTAACGAGAACATTACTGTTATTGACCACAATGGGTCATTGAAAGTATATGATTCGCCTATCGGTATTATCAAAGACTTTTGTGACTATCGTATCACCAAATATGCCGAGAGGTTCAAATATCTGATTGCTGATGGCAAAGACAGGTTGTCCATCATTCAAGCCAAAGTCAAGTTTATTGAGATGATATTGGATGGAACTCTAGATTTTAAGAATAAAAATCGAGAAACCATCAAAAAAGAGTTGACAAATCACTTTGAGCCTGTTATAATAGATATATTAATTAAGATGCCAATTTACTCTTTATGTCAAGATGTGATGTCAGACCTGATTAATGAGGGTACAACATTATATAAACAGATAAAAGAGTGGGAAGTTATCGACACAACGAAAGAATTCATCCGTGAACTGAAAGGACTTTGATATGGAATTTGTTAATGAAATAAACGAAAAAGAGGAGTCTGTAAAAGTGGACTCAAACTCTCTGGAAATTGGTTACATTAAATATACCAGCGAAGATATCTCCTTTGAAATCAAAGATGTCAAAGTTAAGGATGTCCAGGGCCTACGAGAATTCTTGTGGGAAATTATTGATGAAATTGATAGCAAAGAGGGACGATAATAAATGATATTAGTAGATTATAATCAAGTGATGATTGGGTCCTTGATGATGAACGCAAAAACCCAAGCAGATGTTTCAGAGGATTTGTTACGCCATATGGTGTTGAATAGTATCCGTAATTATAGGAAGCAATTCAATAAAACATATGGTGAGATTGTCCTCTGCAACGACAGTAGACACTACTGGCGAAAAGATGTCTTCCCACTGTATAAAGCGGGTCGTAAAGGTGCCAGAGATGCTTCGCCTTTTGATTGGAAAGAAATTTTTCAAATCTTTGATAAGTTGAAAGAGGAATTGAAAGATAATTTTCCATACAAATATGTTGAAGTTATGGGTGCTGAAGCGGATGATATTATCGGTGTGATATGCAAATATCACCACGCAACTGAAAAGATGTTGATATTGTCTTCCGATAAGGATTTTATTCAACTGCATAAATATAGGGGTGTTGCACAATATTCTCCTTCACAGAAGAAATTTGTAAAGCACGTTAATCCAGTTGCGTATTTGAAAGAACATACAATTCGTGGTGACAGAGGAGATGGAGTGCCAAACTTTTTGAGTGCAGATGATGTACTTGTTGAAGGAGTTAGGCAGAATTCTATCTCTAAAAAGAAGTTAGACATTTGGTTGACACAATCGACCGATGAGATGTGTACGACTCAAGAGATGACTGATAGGTTTGCACGAAACAACCAGTTAGTTAATCTTGATATGATTCCACAAGACCTTGTGAACGATATTCAAAATGCGTTTCAGAAGGAGCCTACAGGAACACGTAGAAAACTTTATGACTATTTTATTCAAAACAAACTAGCAAGGTTAGTCGATGTTATCACAGATTTTTAAATGTAAGGTATATGATACATTAAAGTGTATAATGTAAGGTATATGATACATTATGACATATAATTAAGGAGTCGATATGGAAGTTACAATTACAGATGAAGGTACGTTTGAGTTCTTATTTGATAAATGGGACATATTTGTCCAGATGTTGGGTTTAGGATTCACGATTGCCCTTGTTGTAGTTGTGATTGTCGCATCAATGAAATTGGGTTGGAAGTATTGGCCTTGGGTATTAGGTGCCGGTGCTTTGGCCTTTTTATTCTTTTAGGAGAAATTATGGAAGTAGTGGTTTATAGTCGAGATAATTGTGTATTTTGTGACAAAGCAAAATCACTTTTACAGGTAAAGGAAATAGCATATACGGAAGAGATTGTCGGTATTGATATTTCTAAGGATGAACTTTTTAAGAAACTAGGCAAAGAAGTAAGGTCAGTACCACAAATAGTGGTTGACAAAACCCTCATAGGGGGTTATAATGAACTTACTGAATATTTAGCGGAGAAAGAAAATTATGACAGAAGTGAGCAAAATACTACAAACGCTTGAAGGTAACAATTCAAGATTGTTTAAAGAAGCGACCCTTGAGGAGAACAAGGATAATGAAACTCTAAAGCGTGTTCTAACGGCCGCCCTGGACCCGTACACGCAGTATTATCAACGAAAAATCCCAGAATATGACCGCAAAGAAGGTACAATGTCACTAGATTGGGCATTGGGTTCCCTCAAAGTTTTAACGTCACGAGAAGAGACTGGTAACGCCGCTATCGGTCGATTAAAGAACACTTTGGGCAGACTGAACGAAGAAGATGCAGAAGTCTTAAAACGTGTGGTAACGAAGGACCTGAAGTGTGGTGTGTCGATAGCGACCGTCAATAAAGTCTTTGGTAAAGACTTCATTCAGACCTACCCGTGTATGTTAGCCAGTGCATTCAATCAGAAGTCATTTCAAGCGATTAAATATCCCGCATTAGTTCAGACAAAAATGGATGGTATGAGAGCAAATATCCTTATTGATGGTGAAGGTAAAGTCGAAGTTCGTTCAAGAAGCGGGCGAGAGATTGACCTCAAAGGACATTTCGATGAGTATATTAGGTCGATATTTTATAAGTCTGCCGTTCTTGATGACATAACACATTTCCGTGGAGCCGTCTTAGATGGTGAGTTAGTTGTTCTTGCCGAGGATGGTGGAATTTTAGATAGAAAGACTGGTAATGGAATTCTAAATAAAGCAGTGAAAGGCACCATATCAAAAGAAGAAGCATCACGAGTTAGATTGTGGTGTTGGGATATGATTCCTCTTGCAGATTTCAAAGACGGGCTTTGTAAGATACCATATTTCGATAGGCTTGATGTTTTGAATGACAGGATGGAAGATGTTTATAATGTTCAAGAAACTCCTGATTTGGTAAAAATTCTTCCAGCAGAAATGGTTGCTGATTATCAAGAAGCAGAAGAACTTTTCAATGCCGCCCTAGAAGCAGGGGAAGAAGGCGTGATTGTGAAGAACGGTGATTCCATCTGGGAAAATAAGCGTTCTAAATATCAAGTGAAGATGAAAGCAGAACTTGAAGCAGACCTTCTAGTCGAGGATGTTATTGAGGGTTCTGGAAGAATTGAAGGTTTAGTAGGCTCCCTAAGTTGCACAACAAAAGATGGAAAACTTAAAGTTAATGTTGGTTCGGGTCTTACTGATGAAGACCGAAAGAAATCTCCTGATGAATTTATTGGGAAGATAATTTCAGTGAAGTATAATGAAAAGATTAAGGACAAGAATAGCGATACGTTCTCATTGTTTTTGCCTATCTTTCAAGAACTAAGATTAGATAAATCAGAAGCAGATAATATCTAGAAAGGTTTAGATGGAAGTACGTGTAAGAAATAACAATGTTGAAAAAGCAGTAAAGATTTTAAAGAAAAAACTTCAAAAGGAAGGTTTGTTTAGAGAACTACGGATTCGAGAGTTTTATGAAAAACCTAGTGAGAAGAAACGCAGAAGGAATAAAGATTCCAAAAATCGAGTTGCGAAAGAACTTAGAGATAAACTTAAAAAGGAGCGATAGTTATGGATGTTTATGCTGTTAAGCAAGTTTCTACAAAGAAAATTGTTGAGTCTGGTTTTGCAAAAAAGATGGATGCAAAGGCAGCCCGTAATGCTTTGTGTGAGGGTGCTTGGAAGAAGTTGAAGAAGGATGCAGTTAAGACCTTTCCTTTTATTGTTGTGAAGGGTAAGGAGCACCCCCACTACAATGGCTAAGAAAATAAATCCTTGGACACTAAAGACATACGAAGAAAAGGAATGTCCTGATTGTGAAGAAGACAAAGCCAAGTGGGGAGTACTGGATTCTGTGAAGAAGATAAATAGTGATGAAGCAAGACAACTCCAGAAAGATAGGCTTGCTATCTGTAAGGTTTGTCCTCATAGTAAAGATTTAATGGGGCGGGGTTGGATTAATTATTGTGATATTTGTGGGTGTATGCTTCAAGCAAAAACTAGGCTAGCATCAAGCAAATGTCCAGATGGGAGATGGTGAAAATATAATGGATTATCAATCAGCAGGCGTAGACTTGCAAGAACAGGAAATGTTCAATGTTAATTTAGCAATGAAGATGCCTTGGTTAGGTGGTTTCGCAGGAGCAGTTGATATTGGAGAAGATTATCTAGTATCAAGTTCTGATGGAATCGGAACAAAAATTCAACTGTTTCTCGACAATCGAGATGCAGATGGAGTGAGCATTAAGAATCTTGGTAAAGACCTAGTAGCGATGGTATTCAATGATATCATTTGTACAGGTGCAGTTCCATTGTTTATGAATGACTATCTCGCAGTACACGATTTAAGAATTTCCGAAATTAATTATCTGGACCTGATTGCAGGTATCAATGAAGGGCTTACTGAATTAGGAGTACCTTGTCCTTTGATTGGTGGCGAGACTGCAATAATGCCCGATATGATGGAACACGGAAAATTTGATATCGCTGGATTTGGTGTAGGTGTTATTAAGAAAGATTTGTTTATTGATGGCACAAAGATTAAAGAAGGTGATGTAATGGTTGGCTTGAAGTCAAGTGGATTTCATTCTAATGGATATACATTAATTCGTAAAGTCTGGCAGACTCAAAAATATCGTAACACTCAAGACGAAAACGATGCACTGATACAAAAACTATTAACGCCTACACGGATTTATGTAAAATCCTTATTGGCCGTACTATCACGGCATCGGAAAAAGGTTCACGGAATTGCCCATATTACTGGTGGTGGAAGAGATAACTTACTCAGACTTCTGGGTGAAGATATTAACCTACGGCCTCAGTGGAGCAATGATTGGGCTAAACCAGAAGAGTTTAAATGGATTCAGGAAAAGGGAGAAGTCTCTGACCAAGAGATGAAACGTGTGTTTAACGATGGAATTGGTATGATACTAGTTGTACATCCAAATTCAGTAGTCGCAGTTGTCGATACGTTGACAGAACTTGGAGAGAGTCCAATTATTTGTGGTAAAATATCCTCGAGGCTAAAACAGTAATGGTCACAAACGGAAGTCGGAGAATTATTTTTGTAGATATAGATGGCACCATTTGTACCCAGAACGATGAACACGATTACGCAAAAGCAGAACCTTTAATGAGCCGAATTTCTCGAATTAATACATTGTTCGAGGAAGGACATCAAATAACATATTGGACTGGAAGAGGTGGTATATCAGGCACAGACCATACCAAACTCACCATAAAGCAATTGAAAGAATGGGGTGCAAAATATACATCTTTAATCGTTGGTGAAAAACCACATTTCGATGTTTATATTTGCGATAAGTCTATCAATGCAGATAGATTTTTTACGGAGTTAGTAACATAATGGCAGATAATAACTTAGAAGGAGCAACACTAATGACTCCTTCAGAAGCACTAGAAAACTGTGCCGAATGTAGAATAGAAATTACTACAAGCGGTATTGAAATAGATGGACAAGATGGTAATTTGATGACCGAATTAGGGGTGCTTGTTTTAGTATGTGTCCTTGGTCTATTCGTCTATGCAGGATATAGATGGTTAAAAACTAAGATAAAGTGAGATGGGAAATCCAATTTTAAAAAACTGGGTGTCGAAAATAACAAG